GACTGGCATCGCAACGGCGTCGAACAGACCGGCGAACGCAAAGAAGTCTACAGGTTGGGGTGGCTCTAGGCCGAAGATCGAGACGGGTACCCGGTTGCCACCCTTATAGTTGTGTGTGCCGGGTACTCGGAGGACGCGCGCAGCGTCTGCAGTTACAGCCGCATCGGCCTTGAACCCTTGGGCCTTGGCCAACGCCTTCAGCTTCTCGGCTACGGGTAGCCACGTCATGAAGTTAACCGGGCCAGATAGCGGCCAGTACACATGCACGCCGTAGCCAGAGTTCACCAGCGTAGGTCTCGGCAGTCTGTTCGTCTTGCAGAACGCCTTAAGAGCTTTGATCGCCGTAAGCTGGTCAGGGAAGTCTTTCGGGGTGCCCTTCTCTAGGTGCACACCACAGTCGAGGTCCATGTAGAACGCGTGCATCTGCTTGACGTTCTCAGCCTCACGGCTGTCAGCTTCCTCGAAAGTGCCGAGGCCATAGTACGCGTCGTATCCGTTCTCGTCGAAGTTCTCAGCTGCACTCTGCAGGGCTTCAATCGTTGGGTAGAACTTCTGTACACGTTTGCCATTCTTGATGGCCAGCACACAATAATGTCCGTCCGTGCCGAGGACGCTCCGTAAGAAGGTCTGTGTATCCATTACCGCCACTCTGCCTGTTGGGTCGCCGCGACGGGGCGAGGTTATTGTTATACCCCGTCGCGGCCTACCTAGGTAGGATTACTCGTCGTCCCACTGTCCGACAAGAGCCGCGAGGTCTCCCGCAGGCTTAGGAGCTTCGGCCTTCTTAGTAGAGACCTTGGTCGGCTCGTCTTCATCGTCTTCGCCAGCGGCAGGCGGAGCCACCAGCGCAGGAGCCTTAGCAGCGGGTGCTGCCTTCTTAGCCGCACCGTCTGTCTGGCCCACGGTCATCGTGATTGCCTTGGTAGCGTCTTCACTATCCTTCGCAGCCACAGCTGCCCGCAACTCGGGCTCGTCCAGCGGACGGATGGGCTTGAAGAACAGCTTCGGGGTCTCAGCGTTCTCGTCGAAGTACATCTCCGTCATCACCGCGATGATCGGGGTGTTGTGCGCGTTCAAGAACTTCGCATAAGCCTGCATACCCATGTTGCCGTTCTTAGCTTCCCCGAAGATCGAGGTAGCGGGCAGCTGCAGCTGGTACACATCATCCGGCTTGCCTTCGAGCGTGATAGCCAGCCGCTGGTTGAAGCGGCACGCACGGCTATCGCCCTGCCCAGAACCCTTGATGTTCATCGGGCAGTCTGCACAGCGCGCTGATTTACGCTGCTCGGCAGGCACGTCGGGGGACGGCACACGAGTATCTGCGGACCAGCAGGACGGTGCCGTGGCGTTGTTCGGATCGTAGGTACCCTCGTAGTAGGTACGCGACACACTCGCAGCGTTGACCACGACGATGTTGATCTCGTTGCCCTTGGCGATGGACACCTGCTCACCACCCACCATCAGACGGAACTTGCCGCCCTTGATCGAGATGCGATTACCACCACCGCCACCGGAACCGGCGAGGGTCTTGTTCATATCCTGCAGCGACTTGAAGAGGTCGCTGTTAACGAGGGGGTTGTTGCCCCCAAAAAGTGTCATGCCGCTCATAGTCATTCTCCTGTGGTTTCGAGGTCGAGGTCCAGTTGCTTCGGCGCGCTAGTCAGTGCAGCGACGACGTTTTCCAGATGGAAGCGGTAGGTATGGCCTACCTTGATGTAAGTGTCCTTCGGGATGCTGCCCTGCCTGATCCATGCACGGACTGTCGATACTGACACAGAGAAGTGCTTGGCGACATCCTCTATCATCACGAAGGGCGACTTCATTTCGGTCATTACTTTTTCCTCACGGTTATGACGTACTCGCTGTCTACGTTGAGACCGGGCGGAAGTAGGTCGGGGTTTTCTTCGAGGAACTGACGAACGGAAGTCTGGTTGAGGCGCTTCTCATAGAAGTCAGGTACCTCGTTCTCCAAGATGAACTTGTTCATCGACTCCCAGTCGTTGGTCCAGTAGCGGGTCTTGGTCTGGCGGTAGAACAGACCAGCCGGGGTGCGGACGCTATCGACACCGTGTTCTTTGCAGTGGTCGAGCAGCGCACGCTTCAGCTTGTTCAGGTCGTCCTCAAGCGCTTTGTCTTCCTCGTCGAAGCTGGCTTTCAGCTCGCTACGCTTGCCGCGTATCTTGAGGTAGGCCCGGGTCAGCGCTTCTACCGAAACGCCTTCGATGATCGGTGCATCTTCGGCACTCATAGTGTTCTCCTTCGCTGTCGAGAATTGTTATATAATGGTATCCATTACACTAGTCAAGCAAATCTTTGTAGAGGTCGATCATCTTTGTATGCACGTCGATTTTGTTGTCTAGCAGTGAGTATACCCGACGTTCAACGCCAGAACCCTGCAGCTGCACGACCGTACACTTGTTGGTCTGACCCTTGCGGTGCACCCGGGCGTTGGCCTGAGCATAGGTTTCCAACGACGACGTAGGGGCCCACCACACCACGGTATTCGCAGCGGTTAGCGTCACCCCATGCGCTGCGGACTGCGGCTGTACCACGAGAACTCTCGGGTTAGGCTGCTCTTGGAACCGCTTGAAGATGTCGGTCCTGTTCGCTGCAGTCACGTCGCCCCGGATGATCTCGTTGGTAATGCCGTCCTTGGTAAGACGTTGTGCCAGCAGGTCGATGACGTGTCGGAACGGGACGAACACGAGTACCTTGTGAGAGCTCTCGTCGATGACCTCTTTCAGTGCATCGTAGCGATGCTTGATGTCGAACTGCACTGAGTCGCCATCGTCCGTGTAGACCGCACCCGCCGATATCTGCAGCAGTTTGTTCATGTTCACGGCTGCGTTGACTGCCGTCACCTGCTCCCCGGCGACCTCCATAGCCATCTGGCCCTTGAGCCGGTTGTAGAACTTGGTCTGCTGCGCGGTCAATTCGACGTGACGCTTAACGTACATCATGTCGGGCAGGTCGAGGCATTCCTCTTTGGTGAACCGGATCGCGGGGCGCAGGACGTTGAACACTGTCTGCGTAGCCGTATCTTTGGGGGCCCAGCGGAACTGAGTGATCTTCATCATCACCATGTCTCGCCACGTAGCGAAGGAGCGTGGCACCCCAGCGGGGTTGACCAGCTTAGCTAGGCCGTAGGCATCGTCAGGCCCCTGTGCAGCGGGCGTACCGGTCATCATCCAGAGCCACGTAGTCGGCTGGAGCAGCGACTTCAGCACCTTCCAGCGCTTGCTCTGAGAGTTCTTATAGTGGGTCGCCTCGTCCACGATGATTAAATCGTACCCGGCAGCTGCGATATCGTCCTTCACGATCTCCACACCGTCGTAGTTGATGATGAGGAAGTCAGGCTTCTGTGCGATCACCTCGCGGCGCTTCTTGGCCGAGCCGTATGCAATACCGACCGTCCGGTGCATGGCGAAGGAGAACAGGTCGTTGCGCCACGCGCTGTCCATGATCGAGATAGGGCAGATCACCAGCACACGTTTGATGATCTTCTGCTTCATGAGGAAGTCAGCCGCCCAGATAGCGCTGGCGGTCTTGCCCGTGCCCTGCTCGTTAAAGCAGAACGCCTTCTGGTTCATGGTTAGAAACGCTGCGGTGGTCTTCTGGTGCTCCATCGGAGCGAACTTGCCCGCCCAATCATAGCGACCCTCGATGGGTGATGGCACCCGGATGTTCATGGACTTCAGCGTTTGGGCTTCGGTCACACCCCAGTGGATCAGGACCTTGTTGTCCTCAAGTTCTTGGCTCTTCGCGATAGCGGTAGTGACTTGTTTAGGATTGCGCACCCTGAGAAGGAGCGCCTTATTGTCGATGATCTGCATGCTGTTCTCCGTGAGGTTAGGGTATACCCTAACGCTTCTTTTCACCGGGCTTATGACCGTTCCGGCTACGGTTCTTTGAAGGTGCTTCTAGTACGTATCCATCTTTGTTGCTGCCGCCCTTAGACAGCATCTTCTTGTGGCTCACATCCTTACCGGTGCGGTCCACGCCTTTCTTGTCCAGCGCACGACGTGCGCGCTGACGCTCCATGCGGTCGGGGTGTTCGCCCCGCTCTTTCTGTTTTTGGTATTCTTTTTTGTAGGGCCGTGGGGACTTGGTGTATGGCATGTCATTTGCTCCCGTTGTGAGCGCATTCTACCACAGGGCAGTGTCGCCGACAAAGCCCAGAAGGGCGGGGGTTCCATACGCCTGTCTCGTGGGCCTTCTCCAAAGATGCGTACTTCTGCAGCCACGGCTTCCACAGTACCCCCTCGTCGCTCACCGCATACTTCTGTTTCACCATAGAGTTGGCGATGACGAACAGCAGCGCCCCGTTGACTGTCTTGACCTGCGGGAAGTGTTTGAACACCGCCAGCGCCATAAGCTGCAGCTGCCCTACGTCGGCATACTTGGCGTTCTTGCTGGTCTTGTAGTCCACGACCCTAGCTGCATCCCCGTCGATTATGAGCAGGTCCACGACGCCCCGGAACCACACGTTCTTATCGAAGAACCCGCACGGCTCTAGGTCCGCCGTCAGACCCATCTTAAGTTCGCAGTGCTTCTCCCCCGGTAGATCGTTGAGCGCCGACATAGCCGAAGCTACGTAGGAGAACTTTGCAGGGATAGGCGTACCGTCCCGCATGTATTCTTCACATGCCTTGTGGAACTCCGTCCCGTACCGAGTTGCATCGGTCTCGGCGAAGGGAAACTCCTTGAGCACGTTTACGTGATAGAACTGCTTGGGGCAGGTCTCAAACGCTTTGATCCGGCTAAAAGACCATGCCCCCGCAGTCATCTTGAGTACCCGCAGAGGACTACGTTGCGCCCCACATGCCCCATAAAATAACTGCAGGATGTATTCCCACTATCTCCGACGCAGTTTGTATAGGTACGGATCATAGGGTCCTCGCGAACCTTCCCGCAATCTTCTTCCTCCATAGGTTTAGAGCCTTCGCTCCCACAGCGAACTACAGCTACGTAGGTGTAGGTGTCGTGGACATATTCTATTACAGCGGCTTCCAGCGCCTCCATAAACTTAGTCATTCGGTTTCCCCGTAGTTCTTGCCGATACCCGCTTCACAGTCTACGGGCAGACCCTCGGCCCACGTCGGAACCCAGCGCATACACTCTTCGACATAGGCTTTGCAGGCTTGGGCTTCATCGTCAGGAACACAGCATACGATACTGTCGTGTACAGTCAACACTGCGCGATACTTCTTAGAGATGCGCAGCATCTGTTCGCCGATGATAATCCTCGCTAGGGCTTGGGTCACGTTCTCTACGATCTTTCCACCGTAAATACGGGTGCGTCCGATCCGGGTTTTGTAGGAGTATTCGAGGTTCCCCTTGTCGTTCTCCTCACCCAGAAGTTCCTCGTAACGGATCACCAGACCGTTGGGCAGCATGATACCCGGTGCATCAAGGTCCATCCGGAGAACGCCCTCTTTACCAAACGATACCTCGTCGCCAGTGGTTAGGTACCGCAGCGATATACCCGCCTGCTTCCACAGGTTTGAGATCGCAGAGTTCGCTTCTCGGTACACTGAGATGATGCGGCGGGCTTCTGCGAGGGTGATCTCTACCCCAGCGTTCTTGAGTGCTAGCTGGAACTTCTCGCCACCCATGCCGTAGCCTGCACCGAGGACCGTAGTCTTACCCACGAAGCGTTGGTCCTTGGTTACATCGGCCTCGTCTACCCCATAGATAACCGCCGCCATCTTACGGTAGACATCTTCCTTGTTCATAAAAGAAAGTACGACGTCGTCCTGTTCGGCGAGCCACGCCAACATGCGCGCTTCGATCTGTGAGGAGTCGGACTCAACGATGCTGTAGCCGTCCGGTGCGATGATGCACTTCTTCAGCGACTTGGCGTTGGGCCCACGGCTAGGCAGGTTCTGCAGGTTGATCTTGTCGTCACCACCCCAGCGCCCGGTGTGTGCAGCGTAGTACCGCACAGGAACCGGCAGACCACCACGCCCCGAGATATCGAGGAACCGCTGCGTCCGTGTCTCTTCCAGCGTAGACTTAACCCCGAGCCGTGCGGCGACCATAGCCTGCACCAGAGGGTCGTCGTGCTCCTGTAGGTCCTTCAACCCTTGGTCGCTCTTGGCCAGTGCGTAGGTCAGCTTACCCGTCGCGGGGCTTATCTTCATCGGGCATGGCACGCCCTGTGCGGCCAGCAGCGCAGAGAACTTCGGGTTTGACATCAGGTCTTCCTTCGAAGACCCCGACGATACCAACAAGTCTTCCTTGATCTGCCGCGTCTTGATCAGGTGCGCTTCCAACCGGGCCGCATCCAACTCCAGAACAGGTTCGGTGAACATGCGCAGGGTCAGGTCGATCAGCTTCAGTTCGACTTTAGGGAACACCCTAACCATCTGGTTGAAGATAGCATAGGTCAGCTCTACGTCATTGACACAGTACCCCCCATAGCTGGCAAGTTCTTCTGCGGTGAAATCGGCGCGGCGCTTGCCCTTGGCATCCAGAACCTCGGTGCCCTTGGCTCCCACACCATAGCGTTCTGCGAGGGCCTTCAGGCTGACGCTATGCTCCACACCGTGGATCGCGCGTGCCATGCACAGGGTGTCGAACCAGACCTTTGGCTTGATCCCCAGCCGCCACGACATGATGGCACCGTCGAACATGGTATTGTGCGCCAGCACGCCAGAGTTAGCCCAGTCATACTGAGCAAGGAACTCCCGCAGCTGTCCGCGTGTGCCAGAGAACCACTCGGTTCTCTGGTCATTTTTCTTTACCCCGACCCCAATCACTTGGAACCGGGGGTCACGCACGTACTCTTCGGTCGTGATCTTCGACAGGCTGTAGTCCTGTGCGTAGTAGGTTTCGAAGTCTACCGTGATGAGGTCCATCACTGGTCCCCGGCCAAGGGTGTGTCGAGATAGTCCCTGAACACATTGATATTCTTGGCGTAGTATACAACCGACGCGATGTTACCTTCCTTGGAATATACTCTGAGCAAGGACACTTCACCCGTCCGGTGCATACACGCAAGTCTATTGATGATCGCGGTAGTCAGTCCGGGCTTGCTGTGGACGTAGCCCTGCGCACGCGCGTCTTCTCCGATGGCCTTCGCTGTGACCGGCACCCCCTCGTCGATGGCTCGACGGATGTAGTCCAGCAGTTCCGCGCCTGTGCTAGCCGCAGCGGGGGCAGGAGCCACGACAGGAACCACAGCCGAGGTCGCCGTATCGAGCGCAGCGGTAAGCGCGGCAGCGATAGCCGTGTCAGGGATAACCGCAGGCACCGCCAAGGGCTGCGGTGCCGGAGCGAGGACAGGCACAGAGGAAAGAGACTCACTGAGGCGCGACAGGACCTCTACGCGCACCGCACGCCACCGGGACGGGAAGTGCATGGTGTCAGGGCTGGCGTAGTTATCCACGGCCCACACCCTGACGGTATCGCCAACGTCGAGGTGGAAGGTATCTACCATACGAGCGTTCAGGTACACCCGGTCGTTGTCTTTGCCGATGGCAAAGCCGACACCTGAAAGAGTTGTATAGCTGTAGGTCACTTCAAGCTGCGTCAGGTTCTTGGGGTCGAAGTAGTTCATTTGCTTTTTTCCTCTGAAGGTTCTGGTCTATCGTCTGCCCCGCAACGGCGGGCCTCGTAGGCAACTAGGAACATCAAGCAACAAGAGGCATGCCACAGGTGCGAGTAACCTGTTTCGGGATCGTTTGCTTCGCCCTTCCACCACGCCCACATGTGACGCATCAGGGCAGAGAACGGGCGAGACCAACTCATCCCCTTCTCCCAGTTTCTTGGGGCATACTTGGCAGCGCCGAAGTCTAGTACTACCGCCAAAGCTTCCAGCATCTCCGGCGCGATCAGGTGGTACGGGGCCTTACCTGTGTCCGCTTTGTGCCCTTCCGTAAGGACAGAGGGTTCGGCAAGGAGCACCTCCCGGGGCGTGCCAATACGGTCGATGCAGCTCTGAGCGAACTCTTCTGTGACATCACAGTTGAGGGCCACCTCCTCGGCGTCGGCGACCTTGTTTACTTGGACTAGGTACGTCCATACCCGCTCTTCATTCACCGTGCGTTACCCTTCTTGGTTCTCTGTGCAATCATAGAAAAAGTTCCGTAGTCGTCCCGCTTCACCAGAGGAACTATCAGGCCGGTGTCGGCCAGAGACATGATCAGTTTCCGTACAGGGTGCGGCACCTTGGACCAACCTATAACCCGTTCGCAGTAGACCACGTTCTCCCCCGTCGCCGCGCCCACGATACGCTCATGAAGGGTACGCAGGGTCTTGTCGGAAGTAACCGGCCTTGGCTTCGGTGGCGGCTCGTCTTCGCGGGTGAGCATGGCCCGGTATCTTGCGCGGGACAGGTAGCCGTAGACGGTGTTGACCTGCACATCCATCCGCTCTGCAATCAAATGGGGTGTCAGACCCTCGTTGTGGTATCGCGCTGCACGACCCACGACGGATTCGGTGTCGGGTGTGCGCCCTAGTGGTTTGCCCATCAGATTACTTTCCATTGTATACACGCGGTGGTGGCGGGGGAGGTGGCGGTGGCTCGGGGTCTGGATCGTCCCAAGGCATCATTGCCACGGATATCGGGGTCTTTGGAATTACTCCATCGAGCGCCATTATGATATTTCGATTGGGTACGAACATCGTACGCTTACGAGGCATCTCCATCTTTCTTGATTCCTGTCAGTGTCTTACGTACATGGAACCGCACCATCGCGGCCAGTCTCTCAGTCTCTGCTTCTAGTTCTTCGATCCGTGCGATGGCTGCATCGGCTACGTCTGCGACGTGGGGCCATATCAACTCCGGCCCTTTGGCTAGCGCAGACAGGTGCGCTAGCCGGTCCTTGATGTCACTCATGGCTCTCTCCCTTCAGCGCAAAAAGAGCAATCTTCACGACCTGCCCAAGCACCAAAGCAGGGTCATCGCCCGGCTTGGCTACGCTAATTGCGTCCAGCGCCTCACGCAGCCGCGCGTTGTCTGCTTTGTCTTGGATGGCCTCACCAAGAGCCTGCCCCAAGCGAGTATCAGCCTCCGCAACCATCGCCCGTGCTTGGTCACGCTCTGCCGTCAGGGCTGAGATGCGGTCTGCGGCATTGGCATACTGTGAGTGTAGGAAGGCGTTGCCTTGCCCAAGTGCAGACTTGCTGATTTCAGTTTCTGCATCGCTGTATCCATTGGCATAAGCTTTATCGCGCTCGGCCTCGGCCTTCTCG